CTAGACGAAGAAGAACGCATAGCTAAAACAGCCTACGAAAAAATAATACAGCGTGTGCCAGGATTAAGAGAAACATTACCCGAAGCTACTCCTCAGTTTGAAGGTGTAGACATGAATCAAAATCTCTTTGAGATTATTACAAAGATGAACTTTGTTCCTACTAATCAATCTCAAGTGCAGAAAGAAATATACAGAAAGGAAGCTAACATTCCTGTTATTGATAGTGAGTTTGTTGGCGTGAAGCTAGACGGTAAGGAGTTGTCACTACTTAGAGAGCTTGCTGCTCCTTATCAAAATGCAATGCTTGGTGCGTTGGTTACGTCAGGTGAATATAAACTAGCTGGTAATGAGTTTGGTGCATCAAGACAAAGAGTGTTAATAGAAGACTATGCTTCTCGTTCTGTGCATCCGGGCAGAAATAAACAACTGCTTGCTAAGTTTATTCAGGAAGGTACTAAACGATTTGGACCTAACTGGGTAAGAAGTATACAGGCTAGGAAGTTTAACGAGAAGATTAGGCAGAAAGGATTACAAGACGCCCAACAGTTTATGGATACTGTTTATTAAAAAAGGGGCCGAAGCCCCTATCAAGTTACAACTCACAGTTATTACCCGTGCAGGCTAACTGCTGAGACCCTTCCGTCATGTCAGAGTTCTCAGAGATGTTCCAATCAATCGTCTCTGGGAATTCCTCTTTCAGCTTCTCATAGGTCTCTACGTCGATGGGTTCGTAAGGAGCCTGTTGGTACGTATGTTCGGAATAAGGCAGAAAACTAACACCGCTTATCTTGTCGAACTTGTTGTACAACCACTGACCTACCTCAAGAAACTCATCATCACGATAGTAACAGGTCATTGACGGTTTGTGTTCACACCAAAAGTCTTGGTATATCTCCCATAGTTCTAACTGTTCCATAGCACCCATCTCAGAGGCCGTCACAGCCCCGTCAGGAGACTTTATAGGGAAGCTGAATACCTTGGTACTAGGTGACATTACATCGTCCTCTACAGGGACTCCTGCGGCCTCAAGGACTGTACACAGTGGGTCTCTTGCATCTGCTCTGACTCGTCTGATGTACTGCTGTGCGTACCGTGGATGTATACCGCTAGCAGAATCAACCAGTTGAGACACAGTACCGCTAGGCTTAACGGCGGTAATAGCAGTAGAAGTATTAATAGCCAGTCGGTCAGCCCATGATTTATTCGTAGCGATAGCTTCTTCACGTAACTCAGTAAGCCATGTTTTGAGGACACCTTTATCCCTCCTTCCTGACAACGTCGGATGATCCATGATTCCTGTAAGTGATACTCCTAGTAATGCTTCTTCCTCTGTGTTGTTCTTCCATACCTTACGCAGGTAACGGAAGTCAGTCAAGGTAGCCTGTAGAGTTCCAAGGATAGTCGCAACACGAACTTTTCGTTTGAGGTCTGAGAGCGTATCTGTTGCCCTGACAACAACTTCCGATAGATTGCAGAATTGGTAAGGTCGTAGGATGATCTCGCTACATGGATTAGTTCCAAAATCATAGGTAGCATCTCGTCGCTCGTTCTTTGCAGCTTGCTTTTGACTTGCGACTCTAGAGAACATACCTCGCTCTCCTGATCGGGACTCGTATAAACTTTTCCATTCATTTAGGAATGCCTCAAAGTCTGGCTTCTCTGTGTAACATGCGCTGTTGTTAGCTAGGCCACGCTGCGGATTGTCTTGCCACCACTGGCCTGACTTGCATCGTCGGAGTCTATCGTCAGTGAGGTTAGACAAACTGATGAGAGCACTTCTACGAACTCCCCCGACAACGACGATCTGTGCAATCTTACAGCAGAGATCGTGACATTCGATTGAGGAGAGCCTACGTCCATGAGCTTCCCGAAAGACGTCAACGGTGAAGTTAAACAAATCGACAAGAGGCTCTGGACCAGATGCTCTACCGCCGAAGGTCTTAAGGGTTGCGCCTGCAGGTCGTACTCCAGATATGTCCCACTTTGGAAGCTGACCCGTATAGAGCAAGCTAATAAGTTCTCTGTAGGCTTTAGCCCAGCCAATTTTAGAATCGGCGACGTGTATAACGGTATCGGTGTCATGGAATTCCTCCGCTACTTCAGGTAGCTTTGATACGTATTGACGTTCGACACTGAAGCCCACGCCTGTACCGCACATCAGGACGTACATCATTTCGTCAAACGCTTTGGGGTGGTCGATAGGTAGGTAGCTACAGTTAAACCCAGCTACGTTGTCACGGTCTAGTGCTTCCCCTGCAGTCATCAACGCTCTCATGCTGGGCATAACATCTAGATCATGAATGTCTTTGAACATCCCGTTAGCTTCTTCTAGTGTTAATCTGCCTTTTTCCACCCAGAAGTTTAGGTATCTGTCGATTGTTTCTTCCCACGTCTCCCGTCGCTGTTCCTCTGGCAGGTAACGTGCATAGCGGGACTTGTGTATGTATTGTTGATATGCATCCATTAAATTAGTTCCTTAATCAGTCTGTCAATGTACCAGCGACACTTACGTAAATCTTCTACTGGTTTACCTTTGTAATCATAGCGCCATAGGTACTTCAATGCGTTACCCTTCAAGTAGCCATTGAACTCGTGTTCAGGCATAGATGCTTTGATAGCTTCGATAGCTTCAATAGCTCCTTTGTTGTAGTGATCAGGCTTCTCTACTGGGTCAGGCACTGCTCTCAAACTGTCCCACTCTTGTGGTGTAGCGTCGTCAATACTCATTCCATCTCCTTAAACTTGTAGACTTTTTCTAGCACACGATCTGCAAACCGCTCTACCAGATCCTCTGCTGTTATCTCTAGTGCTTCCATGATTGTTACCTCATCGTAGTGTTCGGCAACGTGTTCTAACAACTCGTCGAACGTCATCCATACTTTCTCCTGAGGTAGTTTATGCTAATGGGTAGTTCGTCAAAGGATCCGTTGTCTACTTCATTTAACATCCAGATACCTGACCAGCTACCGTTAGTCTGAGGGTTCAGATAATCTTCAGAATGAGTATAAAAAATGCCAGCAAACAAACCAGTAATACTACTTCCATCTGCTTTTCTTGCATAAGCTATATCCCTATCCTGAACATGTCCCATGATACATGACATAAACTTTTTCTGCAACATGAGCTTTGCAGTAGTAACAGGACGACCCATCACACCACTGGTAAAGTAATGACAGTAAGCTATGCCGTCGATGATGATGGGTTGTAAGAACGGTACTACCTCCCAGCTATCTAGGTAGAAGTCGTTGTATGACATCAGCCCGTCTAGCTTGGAGTCTGATTCAATAGCTCGTTCTATTCTGTACTCGTGGTTGCCTAGAAGAAACACCATGCGAGGCTTCCACAGTCTACGCTTACCTCTACGTAAACGCTTGCGTTCTGCCTCAATGGGTTCTAGGAACCTAGCCATCGCCTCGTTACCAGCTTCAATGTCATTAACATAACGCCTACCCTCGAACGACTTCTTCCCAACGTCATAGCTACTGAGACTTGGCATGTCCCAGTGATCCCCCAGATGAATGATAACGTCAGGTTTAGTTGCTGCGGCGTAGCGTCCTGCCCAGTACAGATGATCAAAGTTACTGTCAGGTTTTACTTGTGTATCAGGTATTACTAAGTGCCTAGTCATAGCCACTCCTTTGGTAGAGTACTTGGTGTATACCAATCGAATCCGTTCTTCTCTGCCCAGTCCCTCATACGGTAACGACTACCGTCCTTCCGTCGTCTCGAACCCGGCATCGGTGTATTAGGATTCTGAAATACAAACACAAGATCTTCATATTTACCTAGCGCCTTACGTACCTCTACGTATTTACGCGCCTCCTCTCTAGTTCTGAATCTGCCTTTTACCTCTATGTAAGTCATCCATCCGTTACTATTGTAACAGAAGTCAGGCTCGTACATCTTAGGTATGATGTAGCTGATCCTCTCCGCAGGATGATAAGTACAACTCTTCATCTGTGCATAGAGTTTCTTTTCTAGGTTACTGTCAAACTTCATCAGGTATCCTATACTTGTCATCAGAAGATCTGAGAAGGTATAGAAGCTGAAGGCTTTCATAGAGTCTATCAGCATTGAGTTCATTGTCTTCGTATAACTTAAGACACCGCTCATACAGTTCCCTCTCTGTTGTCCAGTCTGCTAGTGCTTTCTCTGCTTTCTTTGGACCTATACCGTGTACCCCTGCGATGTTGTCTACCCTGTCGCCCATCAAGGCTTGACGATACAACCACTCTGTTGCAGAGCGTTCGTCAACTTCCTTCATGACCTTCTTGGTGTAGTCATATATCTTAGTGGGTATCTGCAAAAAGTCTTTGTCGAGAGAACAGATAATAGACTTGTGTTCTAACTCAGTAGACTTGATAGCTATACAGTCATCAGCCTCCATGTTGTCAGAGAGTTCCGCTTTCCATGCATCTAGCATGTACTCACGGAGCAAGTCTTTATGCACTGGCTTACGTGCGGGACGGCTACCTTTGTAAGGCTGAGAAACAGCAACCTCGTTTCTGAAGTTGCTGCTGCCAGTAAGGTACAGCCTGTAATCGTTGTAATGCTCAGACAGATCAGAGACTATCTCAGAGATATAGTTAGCCATAGTTTGGATTGCTATCTTCTCTGGTTCCTCGTCACAGGCAAAGCCTACACGATAGACAAGCATGTCACCGTCGATGAGTATCACACGGCTTCCTCAAGATTCATCTCAGGCTCATACTCTACGACGTTAGAGATAACCATGCGACGTAGGGTAGGTGAACGACCCTTCTTCTTCATGTACTCCCAGTCGTAGTAACCAACAAGACACTTGGCCTCAGAACCATTAGCAACAACAACACCCATATCAGGATCATCCTCGTCATCAAGAGGTGTACGTCCTCTGATTAACAACTCCTCACCGTCAGGTTTAAACGCACGGTACTTGTTGTTTGACTTACAGGTGATGTAGTAACCACGCTCGTCACCTTTGTTGTTTACCTTCAGCCCCATGTCTTCGAGTGCTGTTACTGCCTCGTCTGACAAGAGAGCTAGATCAACCGTGTACTTGTTAGCAAGCTGGTTCTTCATGGTTAGGTTAGGCCAGTACAGTTGGCACTTAAGGTTTACGTTTGCTTCACTCATAATTAACTCCAGTTAATTTAACAGCTAATATTATACCACACATTTACAGATTGTGCTAGTGCGTTTCGGCCCAATTACTACCGATACGGTACTCACCATCTAGTGGGCAGTTAAGGTTGAAGGTTTCGCCAGCCTGAACGATTGCCTGTACAGCAGACTTACCTACGTACTCAGCATCATCAGGATGACACTCTATTTGCCACTCATCGTGGACTTGTGCTACTAGCTTGAAGTCAACATGCTCTAGTAATTCATACAGATGTATAACAGCCTGTTTCATTACGACGGCACCTGCTCCTTGCAGTAGTGTGTTTAACGCAGCATGGGCAGAACGAACACGTAGTCTTCTACCATCCAGTCCGTCAAGGAATCCAGACTCTGCTTGCGTTGTTATATCTCCTCGTAGATCAGCCAGTGCAGGAGTGTTCTCAAGAAACTTGTCTTTAAGTTCACCGCCTTGTCTTGCATTGCCGCCTACAACAGATCCTATCTTGGCATTACCAGCACCGTACAAGAACGCATAGATAAACGTCTTGGCTTGCGCCCTTGTCTGTAACCCAGCCGCGTGTTGATTTGCCGTATGTATGTCACCCTCTAGGATTTCTTTCGTATACGCTTCATCACCCATGTAGTGAGCCAGCATCCTAAGTTCCAGACCAGATGCGTCAGCCCCAACGAGAACACGGTCAGAAGGAACAACAAATAGCTTCCTACAATCACTGCCGTACTCTGCATAAACCGCAGGCACTTGCGCGAGATTAGGATTAGAGTGCGCCATGCGTCCTGTAACCGCTCCGATGTGTTTAACTCTACCATGTATCCTCCCTTTGTTTTCTGCTTTGATCCACGACAGTACTTGAGAGTGTCGCTTCTGTAACAACAGATACTTCAGTACCATCTTGGCTTCAGGTATGTGCAGGTTCTTCTTCAGAGTAGACTCATCCACCTTGTCCTTACCTGATGGTGTCTTCTCTTTCCATACAGCACCCTTCTGCTTCAGCCTCTCTGCTATCTGCTGACGTGACCCTACGTTGAAGTGAGTGTACCTCAACGGAAGTGGCTTACCCGATGTCTTGTGATACCTCTGCTCCTCCGCGATAGGCGGGAATACATTCTGCAATGCAGCTTCTATACCCAGCATCTTAGTCTCAAGCTGACGTTCGAGTTCCTTTGCACCAGTAAGATTGAAAGCAAATCCATTCTCTTCCTGTTCTCTGCATATATGTGCAACAGCATGTTCAAGGAATACGCTGGTGTCAGAGAAGTCGTACATCTGTAGTTGCATGCATAGTGTTTCATACAACCTCTCTGTCACTGACACGTCACGCATACAGTACTGGATCATAGCTTCAGACAATTGACTCCAGTCATCGTGATCTCCTTTGGGGAAACGTAACTTCTCACCCCATGTAGCTAGACTGTGACCACCCTGTACATCTGGATGAAACAACCTCGACATCACCAGTGTATCCAACACACGATCAGAATGTACCCGTATGTCCCATAGCTTTTCCAGCACGGGTCCGTCAAAGCCTATGTAGTTGTGGCCGCATACGTGACCACCCCTAGCTAGTTCCTCGAACAGTGACTCCCTACAGGTATGTAGACAGTGATCCTCGTTTGGTCTCTTCGTCACCACGCAGTGTATTACCGATGGATGGAGACCATCCGTTTCTATATCCAAGAACACTATATTCGTAGTAGGCAAGGTCCAGCTCTTCTCGCTCTGTAAGTTCTCTACCATTGGTTTTCATCTCCAAGTTCTGTTCCTGAGTAACTATCCAGTTCCCCATCTTCGACATCGTATGATTCCTCCATGTCTGATAAATGTGCATAGTCTAAGTTGCCTTCAATGGTAACATCATCTTCGATTAGAAATCTACTACAGTTACCACATAAATCAACAAACTCCCCCGACCCAGTGAACTTACGTGTTAACTCGTAGTCATTGAGTATCTTGTTACAAGCAACGCATCTCACTCCATTATCTCCGTCAACCGCCCTGAATCTTTATTATACAGCAACGAACACGATGGTCCAGTCATACCACTGAACCTGTTCTTTAGTACACGAACGTGTGTTGTGTTACGTACCATCTTATCTTCTGCTTGTGCATTACGCTCTAGTCCAAGAACAATATCAGAAAGCTGAGCAATTGAAGCACTGCCGCGAAGCTGACCCAGACTAGTAACTGCTCCATCCTCATGTCCTTTTCCTTCTGGTCTACGTAGGTGACTAACAACAAACATACATATCTCCATCTCCTGACAGAACATACGTAGCTTGGTCATGATCTCATCAATGGCTTTACGTTCATCGCCATTGGCTTGATCTGATACCAGAATGGATATGTGATCGAGGATGATGTACCTAACACCTAGCACCTTGACTTGGTAGCGGAACCTCGCCAGCACGTTCTCGATCTGGTTGGAGCCAAAGGAATCCCATAGTACAACACGGTCATCTAGATCTAACGTATTGAATACGTACTCTACCTCATCAGGGGAGTAATCACATCCGGGTAGGTGTATTGGTTTGTTGATCTGTAGACCCACTAGTCCACGGGCAGTACGGTCAGGCGTCTCTTCAAGGAAGGCTAGACCTATCCTCTCGTTGGTCTGCGATGCAATGGAGAAGACTAGCTCACGCATGAACGTAGACTTACCTAGTCCAGACCCAGAACAGATGGTGACTAGCTCAGTCGGTCTCATGCCAAACGTCATGTCATCCAGTCCCTTGTAGGGATAGCGTACCTCTGCCTCCATCAACGGCTTCTTCATTGCTTCACGTAGTGACCCTATCATCACCATGCCGTCAGGTGTGTACACCTTTGCAGCCCACCATCGTTTGATGAAGTCATCCTTGTCGGCATTCATCAGATAGTCAGAGGCATCCTTGTGTTCACCGTGCTGATAGATCTTTGCCTTACCACCAAACAGATCTGCACACTCATGCGCCGCCTTCTTACCGTGCTCATCGTTGTCGTAACAGAAGATGATGTTGTCGAATAGATCGAGGAACTCGTATGCCCTACGACAATCCGCCGCCGCACCCTGTGCACCATTACGAATAGACACTACGGGATACTTGTCCCCAAACATCTGGTAGGCAGACAGAGCATCCATCTCTCCTTCCACCACAGTTATGTACTGTCCGCCTGAGGGGAAGAGGTGTTGACCGAATAGACCTGCACGTTTCCAGTCCCCCTCGATGCTGAACTTCTTATCAGGTGTACGCTTTTTAACTGCAGTTAATTCGCCATCAGGTGTGTAGTAACCGAAGTGTACCTCGTCCCCATACAGGGTAGTGGAGTACCTCTCCATTGTACGTGCATCGAGACCCCTGTCCTGATAGCTCCTAGATTGCCCTCTAAGCTCCATTACAGGAACCCTTGGGGTTGGTACCCGATAGTCGTTAATGTCGCTCACAGAGCCTCCTGTGCCGTCTGAGGACGGGGTAAACGTAGCACATGCGAAACAATAGCTCGACCCATCTTCATTGTAGGACAACGCATCACTAGATCCACAATCATTACACTTCTGGTGAAGCTCCACGAAAGCCATCAATGCACCTCCTGATTATTACTAAAACGAGAAAGATAACGAGACTCCAGCTGCTTATCATCCATCGCTTCAAACTCCATTGCAAAAAGATTAAACAACATGTTCATTGCCTCCATGTAGTTGATGTTGTACATATGATCTTCAGTTAACTCTTCAATCATACGAGTACGTTCTGCTTGTTCCATGTTACCTCCTATTATAAAAGTAATATGTATTAGTAATACATAATACTAATGCATAGTACTTACTGTATAGACTATATAGATTAGTATACCACACAACGCTTTCTTTTGCCAATTGATTTGTCGGCACTATTACCTCTTGATTTACTGCGCGGTTTGTGCGTCTTAACATATCGGCGTGTATTCCTTGCCATACCTTATCTCCTCTTCGTCGTTAATATGCTCTAAGAAAGCACGTAGTTTGCCTGAACGTTTGAGCTTTGTCAACGCTTGGTACTCAATGACACGCACCATCTGACGACTGATACCTAACTCATCAGCAATCTCTTGGTGTGTCATGTGGTACGTAAGATAACTACCCTTCTTCGCCACTATCTCTTTCCTCTTTGTACTTGGAGATATCGTCTTCGTGATACTCCTCTGCATAGTCCCAGATACAACGATCACCTTCCCAATAGTCTTGATAATCGTCGTGCCATACTTCCCACTGTTCTCGTCCCATAGAAACCTCCCCTATTACCCAGTTACTTAACATGCTCAACAATAACCTGCGTGGTGTCACGCTTGTAGCACAGTAAACAATCCATACACTTCTGTCCAGTGCAGTTGGCTTCACCGTCGTACGACTCTGACACGTTGTTGAATACACGGTCGAACCCACGCGGTGGAGATGACATCACGTTATCTATCGTCGGATTACTATAAACAAGAATCATATTATCAGGTACATGATGCAGATTCTTACGCACAATACCCACACGCTTAGTCCACAAAGCAAACGTAGAGTGCTTATTGTCACTAGCTATCGCACATAAATTACGGAAGTGCTGCTCATTTATTAGCTCTCCATGCCCATGAAACCGCACGAATGCACCGGAGGTACGAGGCAGAATAAACTCAGCATCACTCGCAAGT